GATTCCAGATTTTGGTAAATCTGGGAGTTGTCCGGAAGTCAGGCAGGTGTGGGAGAGGTGGGCGGAAGAGGTCACTCCGGGCGGCAGACGTCGATGGCGATATCGCATGGCTGTCAAAAGCTGTGTTCGTATTTTCGACAGTGTTTGTCCGAGGTGTGATCCTGGTGCCCAGGAGCAAGCACGCAACAAGTGGGCTGAGCATGTAGCCAGCTACGATGCTGAAGGAGAGCGACGCTGTCAGGCGCATCTCGATGAGCTCAAAACACATGTTCGCGTGCTTGTGGGGGGTTGGGGAAAGAGGCTTTCGGGTTGTCGTCAAGATAACCCTGAGCCTCTAGTCTCCTCTGACGTCTACATACCCGACCAGCAGGGGTGTAGAGAGGTACCACGAGGTGAGGGTGGGACCCTTGCGTCTTGCCGCTGTTGCTTCGACGGTGACTATAGTCTCGTTCGTCGTGGGGTGGCTAAGACAAAAGGGAAGTACAGAGTTGTTACTATGCAGAGCGCACACGTTAAACGTGTCCTGCGACCAGTTCACAACGCCTTGTACGACCACCTGACCTCTTTCGATTGGTGCGTCAGAGGAGACGTGAGGAGAGAGGATTTTCTTTCCGTCTGCGACGCGGGCAGCGAAGACATCATTAGCGGCGATTACAAAGCCGCTACTGATAATATATACTTAGCTGCTGTCCACGCTATCGTAGAGGTCCTCGCGGAGTGTGGAGATTTGGATGATGACGAGAGGGAGTGTCTCGTCGGGAGTTTTGAGAATTTGCGGTGGCTTTCTTGTTCCGGACAAGAGCACCCTATAAGGAGAGGGAGTATGATGGGGAACCTTGTCAGTTTCCCTCTACTTTGTCTCCTTAACAAGGCGTGCCACGATATTGCCGCCGCCAGGACTTACGGTCCTGAAGCGAGGAGAGTGGGTAGGTTTAACGGCGATGACTGTCTGTTCCAGGGGAACCAGTCTATGTACCGAGAGTGGAGATTTGTCACCTCCCTCTACGGGCTCGTCGTCAATGAGGATAAGACGATGGTGTCTCGTCGTTGGGCTGACCTTAACAGTCAGACCTTCGATGTTTACCGTCGTCGTCTTGTCCCTAAACCTGTCCTCTCTTTTCTCTTGCCTTCTCGTCAAGCTCCCGGCGAGATTCTCTCTTCCGTTCTCAAGGGGATTTCGTCTTTTAAGATGAGCGTTCAACTCT